TTATGGGGTCTCAAAGCGATTCAGGAACATATTATAAAATAGGAGAAATTACACGTGATAGTGTTGAAATTTCAGGTGTTAGTGAATTACATTATTCAGGTAAAATAGAAATGCCAACAAATTTTATAAAACTATACAATAATTCTGGTACAGGAATAACAATAGAATTAGATTTTGTAGGTTTTAGTGTTTAAAACCATTTAAATATATAAAAATTTATAAAAAATTAAACTTCTTTAATATCATCTAATTTCCTTTTTAATTCTTTTAAACATCTTTTATTTAAATTTTCATGATTTTTAATATCTTTAGTTTCAGTTTTTACTTTTTCAGTACATATTTTTATATCATTACTATTTTTAATTTTATCAATTTTATATTTTCTTTTAATATCATTTCTTACGAGGCACTCATCTAATACAGAAATAACAACATCACGTGAATACAGATTTACCATATCTTTAATACGATTACACGAAACACAAATATAAGAGGTATAACAAGCCTCACTACATAATTTACAATCAAACATTTTTATTATATATAATATTTAAATAATTTAATCTAGTAATAAAATAAATAAAATAATAAAAATAAATAATTAAAATAAAATATAAATAATATTATATAATTAAAATAATAATATTAAATAATAAATAATATGTTAGGTTCAACAAGTAAATATATTAGTCTCGTGCCATCAAATGGTACACAATTTAAAGCAGAGCAAAAAATGGAATTTGAAATTAAACCAAATATATCATTTGTTAAAGGTAAAGATAGTTATTTAAGTTTTGATGTGCATAACCCCTCACAAGTTCCAGCCAATTTTTTTAATACTGCCGGGGCGTCATCCATTATAGACCGTATGGATATTTATAGTTTGAATAACGGACAACTTTTAGAGAGCCTCACAAATTATTCTATATGGAGTAGTATTGAAAATCAATATTTAACTCGTGACGAAAATGAAAAAGTTTTAAAAGAAGGGTGTACCGCAGAATTAAAAGCCTATAAAGCCTCACAATATACAGAAGCAACAAACGTCCAAAGACATATACCTAATACATTAAATGAAGCAGAACCTGGTGCAACTAAATTGTATACTATTGATTCAACTGGTAATAAAAAAGGTATTCCTGTTAAATACTGCATTCCATTAAAAGCAGGAATATTTAATCATTTCGGTGTTATGGAGAAATTAACACCTATACTTTTACTAGGAGGTTTAAGAGTTGAAATCACTTTGAATAAAGACGTTCAAGTTTTATCAAGAATTGTTATGAAAGATGGAACTAGTTTAAGAACTATGAACGACCACGTAGTGGCTAATAATAATTTTTTTAGATGTGCTAATAGTGGAGGTAATACAAATACTCTAATTTCAACAGAAGACCAGGCAAACGCTCAACAGTGTGGATGGTCGGTAGGACAACGACTACGAATTCTGGCAGATGGAGGCGGTTCAGCGGATATAGAAAGAAATATTACAGCAATTTCAATTAATGCTAGTAAATTAAATATAGTTGTAGATGGTGCAGCTTTTAATTTAACAACTAATGTAAGATGTGTGCATCCTGTTGATGTTGTTCCTACTTATGAATTAAGTAATGTAGAATTAAAATTATGTGAAATTGTTCCTCCTCGTGATATGCTTAAATCAGTTATTAAAGAAAGTCAATTTGATTTTATTAGTTATGAGACATTCCTAGATAATTTACCGGCTACCTCATTAAATCATAATGTTGAAATGCCATCTATCACAGAAAGAGCAAAATGTGTTTTTACTCATTATATTAATAATACTAGTGAAAATCATGAATTTAGTCCTAATTCTTATGTAGGAAATACACCAACAGAAACAAATTTAAATTCAGTTCAATATTTCTTTAATAATAAACTTTATCCTCTACGTGCTTATAATCCTAATAAAAATAAAGATAGAATTGTTAGTCTTAATGAAACGGTCAAAGCCTTTTCTAGTATAGGTAAAGTAGTTCAAAAACTAGGAGATACAGCAGGAGCAAATGCCTGTGATTATTCTTTTACATATACAACAGCCCGCGAACTGGCAAGAGGTGAAGACTTTGTTTTCAGTCTAAAAGACGCAGAAGGACAGTTAAGATTAGGATTTAGTGCTGCACGAACCTTTAATACTAAACTTATCTCTTATGTGTTTTCGGTTAGGTCTATTATGATAAGTAATAATGCTTTAGAAGTTGTATACTAATTTTTTAATTATTATATTTTTCATGATTTTTATATCTAGTATAAAATAAAAATTTTAAAATAAAAATAAAATAAATAATAAAATAAAATATAAATAATATTATATAATTAAATAAAATAATAATAAAAAAATATGCCAGTCTCTAAAAAGGCTTTTTCAATATCTCCAATTAATGAAAATAGAGTTAGACAAACCGGAGCAAATACCGTTGAAGGCGGTTTTAGTTTTAAACAAGGAGCAAATACAGTTAGATTTTCAATTCCAACAAGTGATAGGCTTTTAGATGTTAAAAGTTTAAGACTTACAGGACAATTGATTTTAAAAACAAGTAACGATAATACATATAATAATACAAGAGGTGCTAATATTGATGATGATAACGGAGCAAATTTACAAAAATATACAAGTGTTAATATGCCTAATTTCGGGGGGGTTCATAATTGTATAGATAAAGTTGTTATTCAATCAAAAAAAAGTAATGTTGAACTGGCTAATATAAATCAATATGGTTTATATGCCTCACTCAAAGAAGCCTGGACTAATAATGCAAGTGATTACGTATGGGGTGTTATTCCTAATCAAAACCTGGCTCAAGGCACACACGCAACCAGTACAAATAGACTTATGAATTTAAGTGCTAATACTACACAAGCCGTTCTACCAGTAGGAAGCAAACACGTAGGACAACATTTTAGTTTAAAAATGGATGTTGATATGCTTAAATCTCAAAACTTACATTTAGGAGCGTCACAACTTAACGGGCTTTTAATTACTTTACATCTATCACCAGATAGTGCTGTATTCAATCAAAGATTTAAAACCATAGGGGCAAATCAAACAGATGCCTCTATTGTTAACGTTATGTATGTATTAAAAAATCTTAAACTAGAAGGTAAATATTTAATTCCATCACCTCAAGATTTAAGTGCTTATCAATCAAAAGCCCTTTTAAATTCTAGATTGAATTTAGTTAATGATATTCATAGTGATAATAGTAGTAAAACATATACACCACAATTAAACAACGTTAAAGCAATTGTTAATTTTTTCCAAGATGAAGACCAAACAAATAATTTAACAGTACAACAAAATAATTGTAGAATGCCACAAGGTATGAAAGAACAGGAACAAGGAAAAGACAACGTACGAACTCCTTTATCTTATCCTATTAAAATCCAACCTAATTCATCCTCACGATTATCCTCTGGAAGTGGTGGAGTTCCAGTTATATCAAATCTTAGAGATAAATCTAATATTTTAGATAATGATGTAGAAAACAGAAAACAATTTGAAAGAGCCTTTTTAGGTAGAGAAACAAAAAGATGCGTGGCAGTTCTAGGATATTTGAACGAACATCAAGAAGATGAATATGCGGATTTAACACCAGATGCAAATAACGGAAAAGGATTTAATTTAAGACCAGATATAAGAGGCGTAGGAGTGGATTATAAATTCGGTTTAAATAATACAGTTCCTTTTAATAATAGTGATTATAGTTTAAATATTAAATCACTTATTAATACTGGTAGTGCTAATGTTCCAACAGTTAGGAATACAAAATCATCTACTGTAAATTCATTCGTGGAACACCTCTCAGTATTATCAACAGACACACTACAAAGAACAATGTAATTTTTATTATTTGATTTTTTTTAATATTTTTACAATTTTCATGATTTTTATATCTAGTATATTTTTTATTACTAGATTATTTTTTTATATTATTAAATAAGTATTATATATATATTATAATTATTAAATAAGAATATTATATATATATTATAATTATTGATTATTTTCATTATTTTTCAACTTTATTGATTATTTTCATTATTTTTACATAGTTATTGATTATTTTCATTAATTTTACTAGGAATTTAGTTATATTAGTATATACTTATTAATATATAAATTTATATATTATTATACCTATATTAATATAACTAAAAACCTAGTAAAAATAATGATATTTTTCCAATTTCTTTGATTTATTTCATTATTTTTCTAATTATTTGATTTATTTCATTAATTTTCTAATATATATATACTATTCTTATTTAATAATTATAATATATATATAATAATAAAATATAATCTAGTAATAAAAATATACTAGATATAAAAATCATGAAAATTGTAAAAATATTAAAAAAAATCAAATAATTATTTTCCTTGTGGTTCATCTTCTGGAATTTCAAATTTAATAATAACAGAACTATTTTCTGCTAAGTCTGGGCTACTTAAATCTGGATTAAGAACATTTATTTTTATACTATTAATAATAATAGGATTTGTTATAGTGTTAATAATATCATTACTAGATTGAATAAAATCTTGATTACTTAAACTTGATTTAGGAACAACACCTAATAAAGGTAAAGGCGTACCTTTTCCTAATATATCATTATAATTAGGAACACAGTTTGATGTAATAAGATAATAACCAAATTCACTAAGGGTGGGTAGATTATCAGCAATCAAAGGCCTTCCACTAGTTAATACATTAACAACTGTTGAATTATCATAAGGTGAGCCATCATATGACGTTACATTATTATTATCTGCGTAATTTACTACAACACCTATTTTAGGTGTATTTGATGGAATAAAACTATACGATGAAAAAGAACCAACTTTATCATTTGTATCAGGGTGTGTCATTAAATATGGATTAGTTTTACAACTTAATTGATTATAAATTCCTATATCAATCTGTGCATCGGTTGTAATACCTCCTAAATGTGATGTGCTTATTAATGGTTTATTATATATTTTAAATTTTTCAAATTGTGATATATCATTTAATTGTTTATAACTAAATCCTATTCTATACCATAAGGTTTTTTTCCACGTTATATTACCTTGAATATCATTATTAAATATTTCTTTATATGTATTAAAATCATTCATATGACGTGTATCTGCTCTTTTACTATCACTAACAGATTTTAAAAAACTAAAATTATGAACTATTACACCTCCTAAACGTGTAAGAGGTGTATTTAGAGTAGATTTTATTAAACTTTTATTAGGTTCATTTTCTGTGTTTATTCCATCTATGGTACAACTTCTTGTTTGTAATGCCACTTCACCTTCATTTAAATTTTGATTACTTTTTCTATCTAATGTATTTATTCTATAACTAGAATGTAAATTATTTAATGAAAAACCATTATTTTCACTATTATACATAATTTTAAATTCAGTTGTTCCTATTGTATAACCTTTAACTCCTAGATTATAATTTAATATATCTACATCTCCTGTATTAGCCACTGTTTGATTATCAACTAATATAAAAAAAGCACCTCCTAAAACACTATTATAATTATTCCAAACAAACATAGGAATTTCATCCTGGTCTTTTTTTAATTCTAAAATTTCTCTATGTTTATCAATAGGAATAAATACATGTCCGGCTGTTAAATTAACAACTTCGTTATTTGTAGGGTCTCGTG